GACGGCATTAATAATTGAATATCCAACCCCATTCAACAAATCTATATCAACAATGCCACGAATATCAATAACCCCATTACCTGTGAATAACTCAAGGCCTGCAAAAACGAAATTTCTACTGACGCCTGCGCTGTGACTAACGCCATTCCAAACCGCGCGAATAGATTTGTAGGGCGTCAAAACCAAACCGGAAAGGGTTTGCGTGGACCCGCTTGTCGTTATGAGTGTGCCAAGCAAAACCGTTGGCAATGCATTAAGCGGAACACCCGCAGCAGCCTCGCCAATTGCAAGCGGATTATCCCGCAGCCGCGTCAAAAGCAAATCCGTTATCGGGCTTTCCGCATCAACTTCAGCGTTAAGAATTGGCGTGTATGTTGTCATTATGCAATCCTAAAACAAAACATATGGCAGGTCGCCGTTTGCAAATCGCAGCGTGGTGGCATCGACTAGGTAGGTGCCAACGCGGCGCTGTGCCACCGTAGATGCGCCGTAATCGGGCCGCCCGCTTTCCGTCACTAGACCATATCTGTTCGTGAAAGTATAGCTTTCAGCGCGGAACGTAATGCGGTTGTCCTTTTCCTCAACATAATTCACCTGTAATTGTTCTGGCAATGTTGCGCCAGTTGCGTCTTGGAGCAGGTAAGTGGTCATCTCAAGAACGCCGCCAAGCTGCACTTGCGTCCGGTCTTTAACGTCTAGCACGCCGCTGATAATTTTAGGCGTTATCGAGTAGCGATTAAGCAGCCGCTTGGCGATTGAAGCCGCCGCCGCATCGTCGCCAGTCTCCCCAAACCACCTCGAATATATCGTCTTGATTGCCTCTTGCCCATACGGGTTTTCATCCACCGTGGCAATGACCAGTTTTTTATAGTTGCGCGATTGGTTTGCCCCTTCGGTCGGATCAATGACGCCGTGCCAGAAATACATTGCCGAAATGCGCTGATCTTCGCCCATCGTGATCTGGGTTTTGCCCGTGATTAAATTCGCCGCATCACTGACCGGATAAGGCGCGTCCGCAGGCTCAAGCGGGCGGTTCGCCCTAAATCGTATCTGTTGCGCAATCTCGTCCCACCAGACAAAAAAGCCGTGCTGCGATATTTCGCCAATCAGCAGCGCCACGCCCTCGGGCTTTGTGATGGTCGCGGTCAGCTTTACCGATGCAAGCCAACGGTCGTTTTCCGCCTGCCACGTTGGCAAATCAATAAACGCCGGATCAACACCCGCATAATTGACAAGCAAGTCCCGAATAACGTCACAAGACCGCTCCAGATTATAGCGCAAGGATTGCTGCACAGTGTCGTTTATGCTGTGAGATGTAGCATCTGACCCATCCACGCCCCTTGCTGTGATCGTGAACACATCGCCCGCGCGTGTGTAAGTCATGACCTCACGGCCCACGTTAAGCCTGCCTGCCGCCGCGTACTCGTCGCCAACGGTTGCCGGGGTGACTGTCAGGCTTGTGGCTGTGTCAGATATTGCCGCCAGCAGCTTGCCGCGGCTTGGCGCGGGCGCGATAGATTTTGCATTGTCTGCAAGGTCCAGAATATCTTTGGCGACGATTGTCACCTTGCCGTCAGCATCCGGCCCCGACCATTCCGAAATGACGTAGGACGCCGTGCGCATATCGGCCAAGGCTTCCCCGACATATCCGTATTTCACCCGCAGCGCCTTGCCAACATAGTAGGGTTGGCGCGCAATCAGCTTCCCAAAGAACGTGCCGCGATCTGTTGGTGAATACCCAACGCCGGAAAACTGCGCAGAGCCGTCAACGCGCCCCGCCTGATAGGGGTCTGTCAATGTGTCGTGGTATGTGAAGTCTTGCAGGTTCACAGTCACCCGCGCGCGTTTGCCTAGCGCTGTGGTGCGTGGATCAATTCCCGACAAGTTGATTTCCGCCGGGCGGGTTGTCACGCCTTGCAATGCCGGAAAAATGGTTTGACCTTTTGGCAAGCCTGATTGGTTATAGGCAAAGCGCAAGGTTTGCGTGCCAGCGTTGTAAGCCGCCAACACCTGGCAGGTCTTTAGCGTGTTGAAGCACTTGTTTGGGTAACCTGTGCCAAGCGCCGCAGTGCAAGCGCCAACGCCATAAACCAGCGTGCAAAGCGGTAAATCTAACTCAACAATTGTCAGGGGTTCGCGGCTGAGATTACTCACTGTAAACCCTCGCAGCAATTCCGAATGACATGAAGTCGCGCGGGCCGCTATTGGTCGGCCTGATCACAGCACCGTCACGCCACGCATAGTGGATGTCTTGCGCGTAATCGCTTGGACGCCACGCCACGAAAAACCCGCCGCCGCGATTGAAAGCCGTCATGAATGACTTAAACAGCGCGCCGCGAATGAATGCAGGGGTTAGGTGGTCAATCCCAAGCGACAGCGTGCTGCCCTCCGCAATGACGCTGGAGCCTAGCAGGTTGCCGCCGACCGATACGTTAGATTGAAGCTTCACCTCGGTTGGCACGATCACGGGCGTAAAGCCTTGGTATAGCCGTTGCGGGATTACCAGATCATTGCCAAAAAACGCCACGCCGATGTAAAGCGGGTCGCTTGCGGTCAGCCCTGTAATGTTGAGCCGCCAATCCGCTGATGTAGGCCCATCAGTTGCAACTCTGAACGCAATGGGGGAATCATCTGTTGGCGTGACCACCCCAGCCCCGGAATCTACAAACGTGAAAGTGTCCAGTGAGTAATATTCTAAAGCTATTGATGCCCCGAGTGTTCCAAGGTTATGCGCGGCAATCGCCGCAAAAGAAAGCCTGATGGCCGTGGGGAACCTCGCTTGAAGATACACGCTAGAACCCGTGACATTTGGCAACCAGTAATCATATGTGGTGCCGGTAATGGCGTTGGAAGCGCTGCCGTCAGGCAAATCTCCATCAGAAAAAACAAGCGCCGTTGCGGCTAGGTTATCCCAAGCCACCAGCGGATTGTTGATCTGATTTCCAAGGGCGGTTGTGCGCGCTGCGGATGTTACAATGCTCATGCTGTCATAATCCTGTATCCGCGGTCGCCTGCCTCGGTGGATAGGCGGTCCAATAGCCCGCCGATCATGTCGCCCGTGAATAGATCATTGGGGCCAAAGCCCGTCAATCGCACGTCAAGCGGGGTCTGCGCGGGGGCTTGGGATTGCGAAGCACCGCCGCCGCCGCCCGTTGCACCGCCGCCACCGCCTCCGCTATTGACCGACCTGATCGCGTTCACAAAGCCGATGCCTTTTGCCAAGACGGTTGCCGCCGCTGCAATGTTCTTGGGGAATGGCAGTTTCAACGCCTCTGCCGCGCCTTGGTATGCGCTGATCAACGCTTGCGCCGCGCCGAATACTTTGGCGACCTTAAGAGCCTTTGCGTTGGTCTGACCGATTGCGTTTAGAATTTCTTCACCCGCACCCAACGCCATCCTAAGCGCGCTTTGATTTCCGATTTCACGGATGCCAGCAAGTCGGTTTTGATGCTCCTCTTCAAGCCGTTCGCGCAGATCGTGATATTCTGATTCTGTCAGCGCCTTATTCGCAAGCGCTTCCTCTAGCGTGGTCTGACCTTCAAGATACCATTCCGCAACAACCTCGGATTCAGTTGCAAGCCCTTCTTGCAATGCCTCAAGGCGCTGGGCGAACATATCAACCATCCCGCCTCCACCTCCGCCGCCGCCGCCGCCGCCGCCGCGCGGGGCATTGGCTGCATTGAAGTTGCCCACGCTGTCGATGCCGACCTGTTGCGGGCGCGTGCGGGGCGCGCTTGGGTCTGCCGTGAATGGCACGGAAAGGCTGGACCCGTCGCTGCCCGCCATTTCAAGCGTGCCCTCCGCACCCGGCAAAGCATTCATCGCCGCCTTAGCCGCTGCCGCAGCATCCCAAAGCCGGGCAGCAAGCCCCTCAATGTTGCTGTATGCCGCGCTAAAATCCGAGCCGTTTATACCCTCAAAAGCCGTGGTGATTTCATTGGCCCGCGTGATGATTTCGGACATCTTGGCTTGAAATTCGTCGGCCTCAATCGTGCCAGCGGCCAATTCCTGCTTGGCCTTGTCGGTTTCATCGGCAAGCGCGCGCATTTCCTCGGATGCTTTTGTTTCATCAAGCGCGGCTAATTCATCTGCAAAGATTCTGAATTGTGGCGAAGCAGTCGCGGCAACAGTCGCCAGCGCGTCAATTTCAGAAGTTATAGCCGCAAGTTCGGGCGCAAACTCCCTAATCAAATCGGGACGGCCCAGAAGCTTGTTAAAAACATCCTCGCCAAGTGCGGTTTTCGCGGCCTCAAGCGTGCCGAAAAACTCCTCGAGCGTGACCTTGGCCCCGGTTACACTGCCCACAAAAGCGATGATCGCGTTTGCCGTGCCCTCAATCGCAGGCGCGACCACCCCGGCCATTGTGTTGCCAAGGCCCTGCATCACCATGCCAAGCCGTCCGACCGCATCGTTAGCGCGCTCTACGCCTTCGGCCGAAGCCTGCGAAACTGCAATCCCAAAGCGGTTTTGAAACTCTGCCGCCTCAGCTGCCTTGCTGCCATAATCGGACAGCATGTTGATTGCTTCCCGACCAGACCGCCCAAACACGTCCATTGCCAGAGCCGTCTTGGTGGTAGGGTCTGCGATGCTATCCAGCGCAGCCGCAATCTTTTCAAACTGAGCATCTGGGGTCAGTCCTTGCAGGTCCGAAATGGACAGGCCAAGGCGGGCAAAGGCGTCTACCTGCGCTTGAGTCCCATCATTTAACTCGGAAATGTTGCGCTGCATTAGCCCAAGCATAGCCGATAGCTTGCCTGTCTCAATGCCAGCCTCGCCCGCGACCAGCGTCATTTTTTGAAACGCCTCGGTCGTAAGCCCAAGGCTGCGCGCTTGTTTTGTCAACACGTCGATGTTTGCAAGTGACGCTTTGGTCAATGCAATCATGCCCGTAGCAAGAGCAAGAGCCGCACCAGCGGCGGCTACGCCTGCGGCCTTGGCAAATGTGGACAGCTTGGCGTCAACCCCGCTCATGCCCTTGTCAAAGCCCGCAGTGTCCGCACCAATCTTAACTTTGATTTCAGGCGTAGCCATTGGCGATCCATTCCCGCAATTCATTATCTTGGTCCGGGCTTAATCCGAAGCTGGATTTGTCCGGGGCCGCTCGCATCTCAAATTCAAGCAATGTCTCTGGCAGCGTCATTGCCCAGAACTCGCTTGGCTGCATGCCGTAAGATCGAGCGGCACCATAGAAAGCATTCCAATCAAGCGGGGCGATTACTCCGCCGTTGTCGTCCCCGCCCCTGCGTCCTTTTTTGGCGCGTCGTCCTTCACCTCTGGCATAACGCAAGAGCAAATCAGCGCGGTATATTCCGCCAATTGCTTAGGGTCCGACATAGACATGAATTGGCCCAGCGCGTCATCTTCCGTGACTTTGCCGCCTGCGTCATTGATCAATTCAGCCAGCACAAAGGATAGGTCATAAAAGCCCGATCCCAAAGCTGTTGCACGGTAAAACACCGCAACCAAGTTGAAGGCCGGATCTTCGCGCCGCCCCTTCATCTCAATTCGCCGCAGAACCTTGTTTGATGGTGTCACTACATAGTCAACGCCACCAAACGGAATGCTTATTTCACGGAATACTGCCATTATGCAGCCGTAAAGGTTACGGTGCCGCTGCTTTCAAAGCTGGCAGAAAACCGCGCGGTGTCCGCGCCTTCTTCGCCGGAAGCTTCAAACGACGTGATGCAAAAATCACCGGCGTAGGTGCCAAGACCTGTGATCACAAACGTCATAGCGTGGGTGCCAATCGTGGGGCTGTTTGCGGCGACCAGCAAAACGCTCCCGTCGAGATGCCCAGAGCAAGACATCGACATCGAGAACGTGCCCAATTCAGCCAGATATTGCCGGATGCCAGCGTCATCTTTGTCGGTGGCGTCAATCGGTTCGCGGTTGATTGTAATTGCGTCAGACATTGCGCCCGCTACGTCCGTGGTACCAAGTTGCACCCGAACTTTTCTACCTGCTAGTTTTGCCATTGTGCATATCTCCTATGCGGTTTGAAACGTTATAACATAACCGTTAAGTTATTGCTAGAACTCGGAACGACAGCCGCCCGCGCCGAGTAATGCCGTCAGGGTCGCGCTCAAATGTCATATCTTCAATCTGAGTTGTGACATGGCCCGTTACTGCAAGCGCATGCCGGTGCAGCGCATCATAAACCGCCTTCGCAATGACTTTGCCCTGGGTCGAATTGACCCGACTCCATACGTCAATCTGCACAAGGCTGTTTTGCCCCGTCGCGGTTTTGTCGTCGTATTCCGTCGATGCCGGAAATGACATTGTAACAAATGGAAAGAAAGCCGGATCGCCCGCGTCGGTCACCTGCGGCACCCATTCGTTAAAGATCGCTGTGACGCCATAGCTTGATGTCAACAGGCTTGTGATGCCCGCCACATTGAGGCGAGCATAGATGGCCGCTTGCAATTCAACAGGGTTCATTTTGCGGCCTTTCTGATTGCTGTCTCAATCCGCTTTTGCAGTTTGGGCGCGGCGGCCTCAACCGCTGGCGTCCAGCTTGGGCGGGGCTTTATGCGCGTGGTGCCAAATTCCAAATAGGAGGCGTAGGCCAGCCGACTGCCGACGACTGCCGACAGCTTGCCGGATTGCGTGAAATATGTAGATGACGCAAGTGTTCCGGTGTCGGTTGCTGGCGCTTGGCCGGGCGCGCTTGCAGTGTGACTGACATTTCCGCGCGTGTATGTGCGGCCGCTTTTAGGCCCACGCTGGATGCGCTTCTTAACGTCGCTTATGACCTCCAGCGCCGTTGCCTTGACAGCATTGGCCACGCCTTGTTCTGCTTCTTTGCCGATCCGCTTGATTTCGGCCTTGACCCTATCCAGTCCCTCTATTTGTAATTCGATCATACAGCCACCCCGCCATCGACCGAGATGAGAAGGAACTTGTCCGCAAACTCAAGATTGTCCAAAAATGTGATGTTGTGCCGCCTGCCCCGGATCACAACGCTGTCACTGTCACGCAGCCCGTCAACATAGCGCACCGTTACTTTAAGAACCACCACCGCATCCGTGCGCTGCACTTGGCCGCGCTCCATGCCGCTTGCAGCCTTCACCCGCGCGCGCGTGGGCGAGCCTGTGATGGTTGCCCACGCGCCGGGCAGTATGTCGCCATTGACGTTGCTTGCCGCGCCTTGGCGCTGGAATGCAACTGCCGTGGCAAGCATGCCTGCCGTGATGTCGCAACACTTCATATCCGCACCACTTTATAGCGCCCAACAAGGGACGCCGCGCCGCTTTCCTGATACGCATCGCCCGCGTCACACCCGTCGCCCCGGTGCGAATACATATAGCCCACCAGCGCCTTTATTGCGCGCTTTATGGGGCCGGGAACGGTTGACGCCGTGGTACCATAGCCCGAAGTGTACTGCACTTGTATGGCGTTGCTATTGCGTAGGGCGATGGGCCATGTTGACCCTGTGCGCAGCGTCAGCCTGCCGGGATTGCTGTAGGTGTCCACGTCAAAGATTTGGGCAATGTTTACCACCACGCCCACGTTATCATCTCCGAACACTGTCACGGTGTCGACCGTTTGAAGCGGCCATACAGGCAACTCCAGGCTTTGATTGCGCCCGTGCAATTCAGAAATTGCAGTTTGCTTGACCCCATCCCACCATGGCGTGCCACCGTCAGGCCACCGATCCAGAGACAAGCGCCACGATTGAGTGATCAACGCAATGCCGCTGATGTGTTCAACAAATTCGCGCGCATCTGCAATCATATCGGTCAACATTGCGTCGTCTGCCGTACCGTCAACCACTAAAATTGCTTTGATTTCGGATAGCGTTACAGGCTCAACCGTGGGGGCTGTTTCAATGACAGATCCACGATAATATGCAATGCGATCAGCGGCGCGCAGGCTCATTTAAGGCCCCGCTTTGTTTCAAGTTTGGGCGTTACCTTGGTTTCCTCTACAGGATTGAAACCGGCCCCATCCTCCAGCGCCATTGCAGCCGCTTGGCCCGTCAATGTGTCACCAGCCTTATATTCAATCGTCGTATGCCCTTCAGGGGCGCACCGATAATCTTGATGCAGGATTACTTGCATGGTGTCTCCTATGCTTTGGAAAGGGGCCAGTTGCCCAGCCCCTCGCAAAGATTAGGCCACCGGCGCGCGGTGCGGATTGCCCGCAACGATCACAACCGAAACCGCAACAGACGTGCCGCTGTTCAGCGTGGCAACAGCCCGCACATAACGCTTGCCGCCGATATAGCCGACATCGGTGGTGGTGCCGGTCAGCAGCACAGCCGCAAAAGCACCGATGCGATCATCTGCAACGGTGTCGGCAAATGTGCTGTTGTCGTCGCTGTCTTGCAGCTTGATTGTCATGTTGCCTGATCCAGCAATAGCGCCGACAGCCACAACAGCCACAGCGCTGTCAAAACCGCGCAGGTCAACACCCGCGCCGTTGGTAGTCCCTGCCGAAATGACTGCAGGGGCAATGCTTGGCGATACGCCAATATTAGAGGATAGATCACGCATCGGGGTTCTCCTATCATGCGTTTGAATGGAGGCGGGACAGTCTGCCCCGCCCGATGGTCTTAGACTGCGAACTCAATCAGCTTGATAGCTTCAAAATTCACAACATCGCCGCCGACGCGCTTGGTCGTGTAAAACTCAACGTAAGGCTTGGCGCTGAAGGGGTCGCGCAAGATCCGAACACCGAGGCGATCAACAATCTGATAAGCCGCGCGCATGTCACCGACCGCAATGGAAAGCGATCCGGTAGCAGGGTTTGGCATATCCTCAAACGCGGCCACGGCATAGCCCAGAACCGTTGCAGGCTGACCCGCTGCAATGCCTGGAGCCCAGAGATAAGAGCCGTCGCTGTCCTTCAGCTTGCGCACCGCCTTGGTGGTTGCGCGGTTCATAAACCACGAGGCGTTGGCGCGGTACGGGCCTTTCAGACCATACAGCGCGTCAATCAGAACGTCGCCACCAGCGGGCGCAGCGGCAAAGCCACCGTTCACACCAGTTTTCACGCGCTCAATCGTGCCGGGCAGCGTGGTGCCGTTGATGTATGAAAGGAAGCCGCGCGGCTTTTCCACCCCATCGCCTGCCACAAACGCGGCGTTCTCGGACAGCGCAAACTCAAGCGCAACCTTGCCAGCCAGCCAGGCCTCCATATCAATTGCCGCATCGTCCAACAGCTTTTGGGAAGCCTTGGGCTTTGCAGACAATTCGTGAGTCGGGATGCGGTATTTGCCCAACTCAGGTGTAGATGTTTCGGTGCGGGCGGCTGTCTCGCCAACCCACACTGCACCGGCGCGCTGCAAGTCGAACAGGCCTTCAAGCGCGTCCGAACTGATCACCTGCACAGAGGCATAGGCGCGCATCGGGGAGGTTTCGTCAACCTTCTTGACGATCTGGCCCGACATATCGGCATAAACAACATAGCCGCCCGTAGCGTCGCCGCCAACGGAAAGCGCTTTGCGCTGGTCCATAGACAGCGCGTCCATCCCTTTGCGCACATAAATGCCGTGCGCTTCTTTGTATTCTGCCATGGATTTTGCAGTCATATCAAACGGGCGCTGGCCGTATGCGCTGGACGTAACGTTTGCCCAATCTTGGGCTTTGGCGTCCAGATCAACCACGTTGCCGTTCTGATCGGTGGTCACACGCTGCGAACGCTTGACGGCAAGAACAGCCTCATCGGCAGTCTTTTGCGCCTTGTCCATATCGGCCTCGATCTTGGCGATCTTGGCGTCCAGCAATGGGTCGGCTGCACCTTTGGATTCGATCTCCTTCAAGCGCAGATCGTTGGCTTCTTTGTAGGCGGTAAAGCCCACGTTAATGGCATCAACTGCCGATTTGATTTCCTCAGACATGGAATGCTCCTTTGAGATTTTCCAGAGATTGCAAAAGGGCTTTCGCCCCGATATCTTCATCCAAACCAGCATCCCGCAGGCCCTTGAAGCCGTGCAGCGAAACCGCTGTGGCCTCCTTGCGGCTGTATCCTGCATCCCGCAGGAAAGCCTCAAATTCTCTTTCGGTCGTAATCGACTTGACCGCCGTGACCGTAGCAACTGGCAGCATTGGATTGGTTACAATGCTGATCTCGTGCAATTCGATTTCAGTCAACTTGCGCACCCGACCCCCGGCTTCTGCCATGGCCTCAACAACGCGGTAGCCGATAGACAGCCCATCAATAGCGCCAGCACGCAGCAGTGCCATTGTTTCGCGGCCTTTCTGCACGTCCTTGAGCAATCTGCCCCGAACGAATAGCCCGCGATCATCTTCCCGGACCTCATCAAACACGCCGATAGGGTCAGACATGGAATGCTGCCAGAGCATCTTGACCTTGCGCCCGGATCCAAGCGACTTTGCAAACGCGCCCTTTGCCACAACGTCCATGCCAAGGTCTACAACGTCAAACACCGAAGCGTAGCCCTCAAAGCTGCCGTCTTCGTCAGGCTCGCGCTTCAATTCAAATGCCGCGTTTTTGGTTTGCATATTCATGCGCTGCCCTCATGGTTTGCAAAGGTTATAACATAACGCTGCAAACTTGCAAAGGGGCTGTTAGTCGTCAACAATAAACCCGGTTGTGCAGCGGCAATTTATGACTTCGGCCGCACTCCCTCCGGGGTCGCCCGGATACATCAGGGCTTCGCCCCCAACATCAAAGGCTTCGTCTTGAGCCACGATCTGACCGTTGGCCAGTGCATGGCTTTCCCGCGTGCGTTCGTCTTCGGCACTTATCCATTCTTTGCGCAGCCGCAGCCCGGTTTCCGCCGCGGCACTTACCGATCCGTAATTTGCTGCGCCATGCACTTCGGTTCGGGCGATCATCCCGGCCCGATAGCCTGACATCCCGGGGATAAGATCACGGATATACCCGGCAACGCCAACCTGCCCTAGACCATCATCAAATCCGCGCGCTACCGCACCGATGATCTGCGCGCGTGTCGTGTCGGCCACGTTGGTGATCCGCTGCCGCATCATCTCGCTGTTGATGTAGCCCAGCGCCAGCCGCGTCATGGTTTCGGCAAAGCCTTTGGTTTCCAGTGCCTGCCCAGATGCCTTGCCCTGATCGAGTATGCGAATGCCGAACGCCATAACCGTTGCAATCGCCATTGCCTGATATATTGCGCTGAGGTTTTCCACATGGTCGCGCGGCGGCATTGTTTCGCCGGTCAGCGCAAACCGTTCCGCCATTTCCAGCATTGCCCGCGCAATTTCGCGCCGGATCCGCAACTCAAACGGGCGTTCAATCCGCTGCATGATCAGCACTTGACGGCGCTGTTCCCTGCGCGGGTTTTGGTCAAGTAGCCTTCGGGCCATACATAATTGCTTTCATGGCTGCGGGGTCAATTTGCAATGGCGGCGCAATAGGCTCCGACGCCATGGATAGCGGAATGCCGGACGACTGCACCAGCAACACATCGCCGCCGTCAATGGGTTCGTACCCCTTCATGGCGCGCCTCTCATTGATCGTTAGGTCGGTTGCCTTGTCTGCCATGTCCCACATTACCTTGCGCTTTTCAGCAATTGCAGGAATCTGGTCATAATCCGGCCGCAACTCAACGCCCTGAGGTTTTGCAAGCCACGCGTTCCAATCCGCCGCGATCAATTCGACCAAAGGAATGACTGTATCTTCCCAAAACGCTAGC